TATGGAAGGTGAGGACAAAGGTAGAGTGGTGGCGCATGAGGACTTCGTTGTACTCAAGGATGCTAAGCCAAAGGTAAGTAAGGCAGGGCGTGAGCGTGTGCTACGTGAGAAGCGTAAGAATGTGCACGCTGGTGTTGTAGGTGAATGGATTCAAGAGCCTGTGTCTATGGAAGAGTCAGAAGCATTCGCTCTCACCCCATACATGGTGACGTACAACCCGTACAAAGCAGACCACTTCTACTACCGTGACTACCCTGTAGGTATAGGCTGGCATGGCTCACCGTTTGTATTGATGAATGCCAATGCAGATGATAAGGTCATGGTGTTTGATAACATAGACTAAGGAGTAGATCATGGGTATACCTGCAAGCATAGCCAAAGCACATCGGCTCAGAGTTAAACCTAGCATTGCTAATGAACTTAAGAAGTTTGATATGTCAGTGCGAGAGATAGCTAAACGTTGGTGTGTAGGCACTAAGTTTGTAAACCAAGTTGCCTTAGAAGAAGGCATTGATCTTATGCAACGTAAGAATGTAGTGCACTCCTTTAAGAAAACAGGGGTTGTACCTACCGCTTACAAATACAAGCCTAAGTATTATGAAACATGGGTTCAAGAAAGTATGACAGGTGATGGCTTGTCATTAGAATGGCTAACTAAAAAATGGTAATGTCGTAGATACGACAAAGGAGAAAGTAAAATGAAACTAGAAACAATCCGTAACCTGCTGACCTCAACTCAGGGTCGTGTGTTCACTGCAACTTTCATTAAGAAAGATGGACAGGAACGTGTTATGAACTGTCGCTTGGGTGTGACCAAAGGTACGAAGGGTGGACGCAACCCTGTAGCTGACAAGCCTCAGTACCTGTCAGTGTTTGACATGCAACGAAAGTCTTACAAGACATTGAATATGTCTACACTCAAGACTGTAAAGATAGATGGATGCACTTTGTATCTAAAAGGTGCTTGACTTCCATTTCCCTAAATAATATTATCATCAACGCAATAACATAAATGATAGAGGTGTTACTATGACAATCCTAACTAACAACGAACTGCTAAACAACTTCGCTATCCCTGCTGAGCTGGACTTCCAGCCAGTGCGTGAGCATCAGGTACGCAATGGTGTGCGTGTACCTAACTCCTTCTGGACAATCAACCCACTCACTGACGAGGTGATTGGTTCAGGTAAGAGCAAGCACCGTCCTGAGAACTTCGCTACTATGTGGAACACACTTGTGGAGGGTTTGTTTGCATCCGACCTAGACCTTACGGATGCAAAGGTGGACTTCCGCTATGACAACGGGGCTTCCTTCCGTGCTGACATAGTGCTACCTAAGCATGACTTCAAGCGCATCGTAGGTGAGGAGAGTAGCATGAAGCTACGCATCTACGACTCACACGATCAGAGCTTCAAGCGTCAGGTTGATGCCATGATTATGCGCCTCGCTTGCCTCAATGGTATGGAATCAATATCTCGTAACATTGGCATAGCTCAACGTCACACAGCTATGGCTGATGCTGAGAAGATGGGTGAGATAGCTAGTGAGTTTCCTAACCTGCTAGAGAAAGAGGCAGAGGTACACAAGCACCTGCAACGTGTACACCTACCACGTGAGATAGCTATCCGCTTCCTTGCTGATCAAGTAGCACAGCGTAAGACACGCACAGGTTACGAGGTGAACAAGAAACAACTGGATGAACTGGTTGGTCTGTGGGATCAGTATCGCATTGGTGACAACATGTACCGCCTGTACAATGTACTCACTCACATGTCTACACACGTTGAAGCTAAACGTGACGGTGCTAACGTTGCACGTAAACAACTTATGCTAGAGGAGAAGGTACGTGGAATCTTACATGGCCCTGCTTTCCGTCAGCTCGCTCAACTGGAACGACTGGCAGCCTAGAGAGTTGGCAGTGGTAGCATTCGCTACTGCTGCTATATTTGAAATGCTATTTCCGTATGATTATTAATGTCGTAGATACGACAAAGGATATTATATATGCAAACCTTTGACTTTAAAAAATATCATAATGAAAATCCGCATATGTGGGAGAAGTTTGAAGAGCTGGCACTGAAAGCTGCTAGGTATAGAACACACTTCTCAGCTAGAACAATAATACATATCATCCGATGGGATACTATGCTGACTGGCTCTGGTGATTACAAAATATCTGATCATGCTAGTACTTACTACGCTAGGTTATTCATTGATAAGTATCCGCAGCATGAGAACTTCTTCCATATTAAATCAACCTCTAATGCATGGAAGATTGCATTAGATGAGGTACTTTATTAATCGTGGAGGTTAAGTTGACTGACTTTGAAATCAAGATGGTGGAGTTCCTCAATGAGATTGCATGGAACTGTCCATCAACTGAGTATGCAGAGACACGTGCTCGTGTATTACTCAATGAGATATTCCCAGAAGAAATAGAGTTGCCAGATTGGGCGAAGGAGTGAGGCATGGAACATATACTGGAAGGTGAGTACATCCCTAATGAAAAGCAGATGGAGTTTGACTTCTCTGTAGATGTTAATCAACAACAGATCATAGAGGATTTGTCTGTAGAGATAATGCATATGCAAGACCACATCGACAAACTAAAGTCGTACATACGACATCAAGATGCTTTCATTGAGTTAATTCGGGAGGGTATTACTGATGTCTTTTGATGAGTTGATGAATGCATACCTAGATAGCAAGGACTATGCACGACTTCGCTCACCCACTAGCCGATACCAGTACAAGTATTGGCTAGGTATACTCATGGACGTAGAGGATGCGGGTGTGCGCCTTGGTGACGTAGACATACAAACGGTAGACACACCTAAGATGCAACGTGTATATGACCAGCTACTACAACGTGGCCCTGTCATGGCACAGCGCATCTTATCTGTAGGCAGGAGGCTATACGGGTGGGCTATCAAGTATGGCTATGCTAAGTCAAACCCTGTGAAGGGTGTTGAAATGGTGAGCAGTGAAGCACGACAAGTTATGTGGACAAAGGAGCAGGTTAAGCAGTACCTAGACACTGCCTACTCTGACTTCAAGTACCGTAACATTGGCTTGATTGCACACATGGCATATGAATGGGGGCAACGTGTGTGTGATATGCGTATGCTTACATGGGATATGTATGACAACGATAAGGGTGTGCTTGACCTGACACAATCTAAGCGTAGAGCTAGGGTGTTGCTACCTGCAAGTGAGGGTTTGAAGTCTATGCTTGAGCAACAGTACAAAGACTTTGGCTGGCAGAAGTATGTTGTACCTAACATACGCCACCCAATAGATGATGGCTTTGCTCCCTATGGTAATCAGAGTGTACGCATATATCATAAGCAGATATTGGAACGTGCTGGCTTACCTAAGACACTACGCCTATCTGACATGAGACGTACTGCAACCACTGAAATGATAGAGAGTGGTGTTGGTATAGCTCAAATCATGCAGGTCACTGGTCATGCTAACCCTCAATCAGTTAAGCCATATATGAAGAACACATTAGCTGGTGCTAGTGTGGCTATGAATATGAGGGGATTGGGTAATGGACATACGTAAGTTTGTAGCTAACCTAGATGTACGTGCTGGTGAACGCTGGCGTGGTGACTGCCCTAGCTGTAATGGTAAGAACACACTCACTGTTACTAATGACATGGGTACATTGTTGTTCAACTGTTACAAAGCTAGCTGTAAGTTACATGGCGGTGTCAACACAGGGATGTCTACTGACGACATACGAGAGCTGATGCGCAAGCGTATTGAGGATGACAGTGTCGTACATACGACATTTGACATACCACAAAATCTTGTACGTCTACGCAATGAGTTCACACAAGCGATTACATTTTGTGATTCGTGGGATGTTGACCTCAAAGATGTACTCTATGATGTTCGTGAGGATAGGGTAGTGTTCCCTGTCTACCATGACAACAAGATAGTGGATGCCGTAGGACGCTCTGTAAGGTCGTCTACGTTTAAATGGAAGAGATATGGCAATGCTCCTATACCCTACATTAAACGTGGCACAGACAGCCGCTTTGCCGTGCTAGTGGAGGATGCTATCAGCGCCTACCATGTAGCTAAGTGTACAGGTGTAGATGGTGTAGCTATTCTAGGTACGTCACTGACACTACCACAGCGTACATTCATATCTGATAACTACAAGGGTGTGATTGTCGCATTGGATAGGGATGCATTAGATAAGCAACTGGCAATTAAGAATGACTTGTCAACGTATGTCGATGTTGTTAAGGTCATTCGCCTAAACGATGACTTCAAGTATCGTGAGGATGATGACTTAGCTAACTTAGCTAGGTTAATAGAAACATTAGAGGTGTGATATGGAACTATCAATACTTAAGTCTTTGTTAAGCAAAGAGTTTTACGAAGATCATAAAGGTGCTAAGTGCCCTGACAAATTGTTCAGCAAGGACATTCGTAAGGTTAAGCACGTCATAGATGAAGCCATGTATAAGTATGGCAGGGATATGACAGTGAATGAGCTTGAAGGTTTGTTCATGTCACAGAACCCATCTATGACTACAGCGCAGAAGCAAGCGTACAACACCATCTTCTCTAAGCTACGTGAGGAGAAGCCTATTGGATCTGATGTTGCACAAGACATTCTATCTAAACTGTTCCAGCAATACTTAGGTGAGGAGATTGCTAACATTGGATTTGAATATGTTAACGGTGGCGGTAGCTCGCTTGAACCACTCCGTAGGTTGCTGTCAAATTACCAAGACGACTTCATGCCGCAGATTAATGTTGACTGGGATGATTTGGAGATTGACACTCTGCTTGAGAAGAACGACCTAGAGACACGCTGGACATTCAACATACCTACACTGGGTATGAAGGTTGAGGGTGTGAACGATGGGCATCTGGTTGTTGTAGGTGCACGACCTAATACAGGTAAGACTTCTTTCCATGCCTCACTTGTAGCTGGCCCCAATGGATTTGCAGAGCAGGGTGCTAACTGTGTTGTACTATGTAACGAGGAAGGTACTCACCGTGTAGGTGCACGATACCTAACTGCAGCTACAGGTATGACACTTAAGGAAGTTGCACAACACCCACAGAAAGCGCAAGCACGTTGGGCTAACGTCAAGGATCGGATAAAGATTAAGGATGCTACAGGGCAGGATATGCACTGGGTTGAGAGTGTGGCTAAGTCATACAAGCCTGACATCATCATCCTAGATATGGGTGACAAGTTTGCCAACTCTGCTAGTGGTGCTAGTGAACACCAAGCACTTAAGATATGTGCGATACATGCACGACAGATAGCTAAAGAATATGGATGTGCCATCTTCTATATGTCTCAGCTATCAGCAGAAGCAGAAGGCAAGGTTGTACTTAACCAATCCATGATGGAAGGTAGTAAGACTGGTAAGGCAGCAGAGGCTGACCTCATGGCACTCATCAGTAAGAACCCAACAGTAGAGGGTATGGAAGAGGAAGATACACAGCGCCACATCAACTTAGTTAAGAACAAACTAACTGGCTGGCATGGATATGTAACTTGTAACTTAGACTATACAGTAGGTAGGTATCTCGTATGACATTTGATAAGAGAAAGCACGTTGTAATGGGTAAGTTCTATTTAACCAATGGCGTGGAGATAGAAGAAGTTATGTGTAGGGGTACATATAATATGTGTGCTGAGTGGCTAGAATCCTATACAGATTGCATGGTTGACTACCACAGCCTTTGGATAACGGAATCAGAGGAGTATTATCCAAATGACTATACATAAAGCATTCAGTAAAAAGTTGTTTGAACAGAATGACTTAGCTGCACGATTGGATACAGCCAGTGTGCTAGAGAAGTTTGGGTATACAGTGAAGGATCACCCTGATAAGTATGCACAAGACCTTATAGCCACCAAAGGTGACAGGACAATATTAGTTGAGTGTGAGATTAAACATGCATGGAAAGGAGAACGATTTCCATTTGACTCTGTTCAATTGCCAGAGAGAAAGAGGAAGTTCTGTAATGCTAAGACGCTATTCTTTATAATCAACTCACTACGCAATAGGGCAATTATGTTTTGGTCTAAAGATGTAATTGAATCTCCATTAGTAGAGGTGAGTAACAAGTATATAAGTAGTGGTGAGAAGTTCTTTCAGATACCACTTAGCAAAACAATAGAGGTGAAGATAGATGATAGTAATACTAGACGTGGAGAATACGGTAACGAAGCGCAGTAACAAGAAGCACTTCGATCCGTTTGAACCAACCAATTCTTTAGTTGAAGTAGGTGTGTTGCCACTAGACGGTGAGCCACGCACGTTTGTATTCGACCATGTTGAGCATACGAGTACAGGCGCAGAGCATTCACAAGTACAGGAGGTGCTTGATAAATGTACGCTACTTGTAGGACATAACCTCAACCACGACTTGCTGTGGCTGTGGGAGTCGGGCTTCACCTACGAGGGTGACATCTTCGACACCATGCTAGGTGAGTATGTACTACTCAAGGGTATGAAAGAGCCGCTATCCCTTGATGCATGTGCTGAGAGACATGGGTTGGAGTTCCAGAAGCAGGACACACTCAAGGAATATCTCAAGCAGGGTGTACCTGTTAATGAGATTCCATTGGCTGAGTTAGACGAGTACCTACGCTACGACTTGCTAACCACTCGTGACCTGTACAACAACATACAGCATCGTCTACTACTTGAAGAGAATGAGTCACTTGACCCAATCATCAAGCTAACTATGCGTACCTGTATGACATTGGCTCGTATCTACCGTAATGGAATCAAGGTAGACTTAGATCAATTGTCGTATGTACGACAGGAGTTCATGGACGAGAAGCAACAGATTGAGAATGAGTTGCAAGAACAGGTACACAAACTAATGGGTGACACACCTATCAACCTTAACTCACCTGAGCAGTTGTCATGGGTAGTGTTCAGCCGTAAGCCTAAAGACAAGACACAATGGGCTAACAACTTCAACCCATACATGAAGGACACTGAGTTCAAGGCTGGTGTTAAGGCTATGTCCGACCTTGTGTATAAGACACAGGCTATCAAGTGTGGCAAGTGTCATGGTGTTGGTAAGTATTACAAGACTAAGAAGGATGGCAGTAAGTTCAAGTCACCTAACAAATGTCCTGAGTGTAATGCCACTGGCTTCAAGTACAGAAATACAAAGGAAGTTGCTGGTCTTAAGTTTGTAGCTCCTAATGCTAAGTGGCACAGCGCCAATGGCTTTGGGTGTGGCAAGGATAACCTAACCTACATGGAGAAGGTGGCTACATCTAAAGGTATGGAAGAGGCGGCTACATTCCTGTCTAAGCTACGTAGACTGTCAGCCCTAGACTCCTACCTATCTTCATTCGTAGAGGGTATAGCATCCTTCGTTAAGCCTGATGGATTGCTACATGTAAGATTGACGCAGCACATCACATCAACTGGTCGTTTCTCTGGTCGTGATCCTAACATGCAGAACATGCCTCGTGGTGGTACGTTCCCTGTTAAGCGTGTGTTCATATCACGCTGGGAAGGTGGCAAGATGATGGAGGCTGACTTTGCACAGCTAGAGTTCAGGGTTGCTGGCTTCTTGTCACAAGACGAGACAATTATTGAAGAGGTTACTAATGGCTTCGATGTTCATAGCTACACAGCTAAGATCATTACAGAAGCTGGTGAACCTACTTCACGACAGAATGCAAAGATGCATACATTCGCTCCGCTGTATGGTGCTACTGGCTTTGGTCGCACACCAGCACAAGCGGCTTACTACAATCAATTTACAACTAAGTATGAGGGGGTTGCTAGATGGCATAAGAACCTAGCGTCAGAAGCTCTGACACACCGTAGAATCACAACACCTAGTGGTAGGCAGTTCTCTTTCCCTGATGTAAGACGTAAGCCTGATGGCACTGTTACGCATTACACAGCGATTAAGAATTACCCTGTACAATCATTTGCTACTGCAGACATAGTACCTGCTTGTCTCATGGCAATTGAGGATGCACTCAAGGGATACAAGTCACTGCTTGTTAACTCCGTACACGACTCTGTTGTTATAGACATACACCCAGATGAGGTGGAGGATGTAATACAGATTATACGTGACGTTAACACCAACCTTAATGATGTCGTATCTACGACCTTTGGCATTGACTTGAACGTGCCTCTATTATTAGAAGCAAAAGTTGGTGATAATTGGCTTGACCAATCAGATGTTGAATGATACCCTCTGTTTGTCACAAGCCGATGATACATCTAATGTAAAGTAAGAAGGAAATATATTATGTCTAATGAATTGACACTGAACACTGGTAACTTCGCAGAGATGGCTAAAGCAATGGGTATTGCTGAGTCAGTTAAAGAGGGTAGCAAGCAGTCAACACTGGCTCGCTTCCGTATCTGGCACTCACCTGTCATGGGTGAAGTTGAAGTTAAAGGTAAGAAGAAGAAGATGGAAGTAGTTGAGGCTGGCTCTTACCGCCTAGAGATTGGTGATGGTAAGTTTGCATATGCACAAAAGGTTAACTTCCGTATCTTCATGCAACGCTTCATGTACAAGCGTTACCTTGCTGATGTTAAGCAGTTCCAGAAGACACTGATGGGTGACTCACTCAATGTGGATTTGAAAGATAATGTAGGTGGCTTCAACTGTGGTAAGCCTAGTGGTTACATTGAAGACTTCAAAGCATTACCTAAAGAGATGCAGGATCTGATTCGCTCAATCAAACGTGTACGTGTACTGTTTGGTGAAGTAGAACTTGTAGATCCAGTAGATGACAATGGTGAACCTATTGATGTATCAACCACTCCTGTAATCTGGGAAGTGGACAACAAGGATGCATTCAAAACTACAGGTGATGTACTTGCTCGTATCACTAAGCAACGTGTACTGCCACTACAGCGTACTCTGGAAATGACTACAGAGAATCACGACCTACCTAATGGTTCGTCATTCGCTACGCCAAACATTGAGATTGGTAAGGCTGATGTAGCTATTGGTGAGCAGGATCAGGAAACCTTTGAAGCATTCGCTGAGTGGGTTAACAACTATAACGACTACATTGTTAATGAGTGGAATGAGAAGCACAAAGATACTGTGACTACTGATGAAGCTGATCTTGTAGAAGATTTCATTGACATGGAGTGATATCATGAACCACCCTGCTGAGTTGAAAGTACACACGTATCTAAACAAAGCACGTAAGGGTGAAGCTGGCATGAGTGAGGATACAATCAAACGTATCCTCTCTGACATGGAGGAGGCTCTGAGGAAACAGTTCTCACGTGACGTGAACAACCGTGAATTCACCCTCCGTATGTCAAATGTTGGTAGACCCACGTGCCAGTTATGGTATGACAAGAATGACCCTGAAGGTGGTCAAGAGTTCTCAACTACATTCCTAATGAACATGCTCATTGGTGATATTGTTGAAGCTGCCTTCAAAGGAATATTGACAGAAGCTGGTGTTGACTTTCAAGATGGGCATGGATCTACCCTGACTGTTGGTAAGCACAAGATACATGGCACTCACGACCTTACTATGGATGGTAAGGTAGATGATATTAAGAGTGCATCCCCGTGGTCGTACACAAACAAGTTTGAATCATTCCAATCCCTACACGAGCATGATAGCTTCGGCTATGTTGGTCAGCTTGTAGGTTATGCCACTGCCCTCAACGTAGATGTTGGTGGTTGGTGGGTGATTAACAAAGGGAATGGTGACTTCAAGTATGTCTCTGCTGCAGATGTTGATGTTCAGGCTGAACTTGACAAGATAGAACAGACAGCAGATACTGTGGAGGCTAATGTATTTGAGCGTTGCTACGAACCTATCCCTGAGAAGTTCAGAGGTAAGCCAACTGGCAACACTATACTAAACCCAGAATGTCACTGGTGTAGGTATAAGCACAAATGCTACCCATCAATAATTGAACGACCATCAATACCATCCAGTGCAAAGAACCCACCGATGGTTAGTTACATTGAGATAGTAGAGGAAGAGTAATGGCTGTACGCAAGCCGAAGCGTGGCGAAAAGTGTCGAGCAGGGAATACATGGACAGAAGCTCGTTACTTCCAATTCATACGCACCGCATTACGTGGTGCATTCTCTCGTTACCCCGTTCGTTTTCAAGCACGTAAGCTTGCAGAGCGAACCGTCACTGGCAAGAGGCATAAGTATGAATACAAATGCGCTGAGTGCAAGAAGTGGCACAAGGGCAAGGATGTCCAAGTGGATCATATAGAACCATGTGGAAGTTTGCGTACATACAAGGACTTGCCAAAGTTTGTTGAACGTCTATTCTGTGAAGTAGATGGGTTGCAAGTTTTGTGCAAGTCCTGCCATCACACTAAGACACAAGCAGAAAGAGCTGCAAAGAAAGAGGTGAAGAAATGAAAGACAACGAACTATCAAACGCTGTAGCCTTGTACCCACAGATGAATGAAGATGGTACATGGAATGGTGTTATGTCTGTAGTGATTGAGACTATGGATATGTCACACCTACCAGAAGAGACAGCTATGCAGTTAGAAATGTTTACAGGTATGGTTGCTGCTTGTGTTGATCTTATGTCCAACGATCCAAAGATTATGTTAGCCGCACAAGAACATTACCTGTCACGCCTTGAGGAAGAAGATGAACTAGCAGCTGAGAAAGAGAAAGCTGCCATCAACAACAGCCGTGGTAAGGTTGTAGAGCTACGCCCTAACACTAAGACATTTGGTAATGCATAATGACATATGAACTAACAGCAGAAGAACGTGAGGTAGTAGAATCTGTACTACACTTCGACCCTGTAGAACACCCAGAGCATTACAACAAAGGTAGTATTGAAACTATTGACTACATTGTTGATGTGCTAGGTGACTATGATTCAATCCACTACTGTCATGGCAACGTATTGAAGTATCTTGGCAGTAGGCTGTGGAACAAGAACAATCCTGTAGAAGATGCCAAGAAAGCAAGATGGTATCTAGACAAGATGATTGAACAGATGGAAAAGACACGAGGGGTAAACTGGTGATGGAAGCCAAGAAAGTTAAGTTCCACCTACGTGTTGACAGGACAGAGCAGTTGATAGGTTTTACCTACGACATGATTCGTGCTGTCAAGATGGGTGGTGATGAGTTGAGTAAAGAGCAGTACTTGGAACTGCATCAGATTGAAGAGACACTAGGTAAGATGTACAAGCATGTGAAGGAGGTTAAACGTGATTAAGAAACATCTAGGAATAGACATTGACCTGTCACGCAATGAGAGCTTCTCTGAGCAAGCCCTATCCCTACTAACGGACTACTACTGCCTACCTAATGAAGACCCGCAGGAAGCCCTTGCACGAGCTTCTGTGGCATATTCACAGGGTGACTTAGACTTTGCACAAAGAATCTATGAGTATTCCTCTAAGCGATGGTTTATGTTCGCTTCTCCTGTGCTTAGTAATGCACCACTGCCAGATCAAACACCGACGGGATTGCCTATCTCTTGTTTCCTAACGTATGTGGACGACAACTTAGATAGCTTGATTGGTCACAATGCAGAGGTAGCTTGGCTATCTGTCAAGGGTGGTGGTGTTGGTGGTCACTGGTCTGCTGTTCGCCCTGTAACTGATAAGGCTCCCGGTGTCCTACCTTTTATGAAAGTTGTCGATTCACAAATGACTGCATACAAACAGGGTAAGACACGTAAGGGTAGCTATGCTGCATACCTAGACATATCTCATCCAGAGATTGTTGAGTTTATGCAATTCAAAGTTCCTACTGGTGGTGACATCAACCGCAAATGTTTCAACCTATTCAATGCTGTGAACATTACAGATGCATTCATGGATGCTGTTGAGAAGGGTGAAGACTGGCGTTTGATTGATCCTAGCAATGGTGCAGTGCGACATATAGTACCAGCACGAGAGCTGTGGCAACGACTGCTAGAGGCTCGCTTCCGTACTGGATCTCCATACCTAAACTTTATTGACACTGCTAACAGGCACATGCCACAAGCACAGAAAGAGTTGGGCTTGAAGATTCATGGGAGTAACTTGTGCAATGAAATTCACCTTGCTACGGATAACAACCGCACTGCTGTGTGCTGTCTCAGTTCTGTTAATCTTGAGTACTTTGACGATTGGAAAGATACCGCAATGGTTGCTGACCTTGTACGGCTTCTCGATAATGTCTTGGATGTTTTCATTGAGTATGCGCCTGATGCTATTTCTAAGGCACGATACAGCGCAGAGAGAGAACGAAGCATCGGACTAGGTGCTATGGGCTTTCATGGCTACTTACAAAAGAATGGATTGGCATGGGATGATGTGATGGCAGCTTCTGCTAATTACAGAATGTTCAAGCGAATCAAGGAGTTGGCTCTTGGTGAAACTATTCGATTGGGTACAGAGAAAGGTGAAGCACCTGACATGGTGGGAACTGGGCGCAGGAACGCACACCTACTTGCTATTGCTCCTAATGCCAACAGTAGCATTATATGTGGTTGCTCAGCATCTATTGAACCTCTGAAGAGTAATGCATTCACCCACCGTACACGGGCTGGTGCGCACTTGGTTAAGAATAGATTCCTTGAACGTGACCTTGAAGCTTCTGGTATGAATACACCTGAAGTTTGGAAGTCAATCATCAGCAACGAAGGTAGCGTACAGCACTTGGATGTGGATGATAGGATTAAGGATGTATATAAAACTGCCTTTGAAATAGATCAGGCTTGGGTTGTAGAACACGCAGCTAAGCGACAGCATTTCATTTGTCAAGGTCAGAGTGTTAACTTATTCTTTCCTGCAGGTAGTCCTAAACCATACGTGAACAAAGTTCACTTTGATGCATGGACGAAGGGATTGAAAGGACTATACTATCTGCGTACTTCTGCTGGTGTATCCGCTGATAAGGTGGGTATGTCTGTAGATAGAGTAGCGCTGAAAGATAGCGATGGAGATGAATGCCTCAGTTGTCACGGATAGGAGTTGACATTATATAACTTTCTGTTATATTGATATTACACCTCCTTAACGTGGCTTTTCCACCGTCCTGAGTATGACAATAAACTACTCTTTTTTATTATGACAAAAGCACAGAAGTTTCGTATGAAGTTCCTTCTGTCTCTGTACGAGAGCAGAGGTAACAAGTGTGAAAAGTGTGGCATCCAGAATGACACGCTAGGCTTCTATGACTTTCACCATAAAGAACCTGCCAACAAAAGATTCTCTATAGGGCATGCTATTGGCAGGGTTAAAAAGGCAGAGATACTTAACGAGGTTGACAAATGTTTAATGCTATGTCCTAATTGCCATAGACTAGAACATTTAGATATGAGATTTGATACTTTGATGGAGAGTGTAAATGCTGAATGATTTGATTCTTGGTTGGGCTAGTGATCGTGGTATCCTAGATCAAGGTACTATAGAAGGTCAGCTTGAAAAGTTGCAAGAAGAGTTTGATGAACTCAAAGCAGCTATTGAAATGCATGATCGTACTGAGATTGAAGATGCTATAGGAGACATGCAGGTTGTACTAATCATCCTAGCTGATTTACTTGGCTTGGATGCACAAGAAGCACTGCGCACAGCATACGGAGTCATTGCTACTCGTAAGGGTAAAATGGAAAATGGCGTATTCGTAAAGGAGGAAGCCGCATGAGTGGAACAGTTACTGTAGACGGTACTGAGTATAACGTAGAAGATCTGACGGAAGCAGGTAAGTCTGCCATCAACGGCTATCTACATGCACAGCGTAAGATGGATGTGGCTAAAGTAGATTTTGAAATGGCTATTGCAGCACGTGAGCACTTCGGTAGCTTGCTGAAAGCTACACTAGAAATGGAGGTCGTAGATGACACCACAGGAACTGAAAGCTGACTTTGAAGAGTTGGTTGATTACTACTATGATAAGTTGGGTGAAGTAAGTAACTTCTCAGAGTTGATGGAACTCAACTGGTACTGCAAGGATAGGGTTGTTAACTTAGGCTACATGGCTTTCAATGAGACATGGGGTAAGGGATACAACACTAAG